AAAGCTGTTGCAGTAGAAGTAGAAGTAGCTACAGACGGAGCTACTTTTGTTAAAACACCACCACCAGTTGAATATGAACCACTCGTCGCTACTTCACCAGTTGTTACAAAAGCTGTAGTTCCAAAACCTAAAGTAGCTGTAGAACTTGATTTTCCACCACTACCTTCTGCATAAAGTGCTAATTTAAAAGCATTTCCGTTTGTTGCGAAGTTATGTGTGCCTAACATTAATTCTTTTTTAAAAGAGTTGCACATTGCTTGGGCTATTGCCATTTTATAATCTCCTTATATATTCAGCCATTTCCTTTTGACCATTTGATCTTAAGATATGAACTATACTACCTCTTTCTTCTTTTCTTGCCAAGAGTAAATAGTGGTACATCACTTTTTTGAGATGTTCCCTGAATTGGTTGGCTTGTTGCCTAATGTGTGCAGGAGCCTCGTCAGATATACTTACTATCTTATCAACGGCTAAATCCGCAACTTGTTCGTTAGTAAGACCTCCGTTATTTGAAGTCTTTACATTTACATTTCCTACTGTGCCTACATTGATATCAAACATTATTTCTCCTCATATGTTATTCCAGGGATATCTTCTCTTCCTACAATGTTAGGGACTCCATCTATAGGTTCCGGTGGTTTTACTTTAGATTTCCGTGTAATCAACATACTGCCTTGTGTTGCTGTAGCAACTAAAGGGTCTTCTAATCTATGATATCCATAAAGTTTTTGATCCTCCGGAACGTTGGTATCTAACAAAGAAGAGTTGTGGGCTATTTTTAACTTTATTTTCTTAGAAACTGCGATCGCTAACCAAAATTCGCAACAAGCCTTTCCGTTTTCAGCAAAGTTTATGTTTTTATAGGTAAAGTCTATACCGTATAAATGAAGCTCTGTTACATCGTGGGCTATTGCATAAGCTATCGCATAAGCAACTGTATTGTTTAAATAGGCAAAACCCGTTTTCTTTAATACTTCTTCTAAAGGGAAGGTAACTACATCAGGGCATCTTTCATCCAAAGTACAAGAAAAAATAGGCACATCTAGCTTTGTCTCCAACCTTTTTTTCATAATATCTGTTTGTTCTCCTGCGTAGATTTCGTCTAAAAAACGCGAAGGGGGATCCATCATAAAACATTTATCATGGTAAATCACACCTGACATGGAGTTGATAGCCCATACTTCGTCAAAGTGTTCACTTTTTATTTTTGCGTGTACATATTCGCTATTAGTATTGCCCAGACCAACAATAGCTACGATTTTTGATTTTGTCATGTTTGCCTTTGTCTAACGAGACCTTCTCTATAAGCGTCAGAATAATTTCTGCCCTCTGCATAATTCTTTAATCTTGAAAGAGACTCTAGAAATCTACCATTGTATAAATCTAATATATCTTTTTCGCCTTTCATAAAAGTGTATGCTTCAACTAAAGTACCATACAGTAAGGCATCTGGGGCGTTTGTACTTATCCAAGTTGATCCACTATCATCAGTCGTAAGGGAGGCAGGTCTATAATAATAGTGCAACTCAACTGCAAAATCCGCATTTGGGGTAGGGGCTAATATAAAATTACCTACATCAAATTGTGCATAATAAACAGGTGTTCCCGTTACAGTTGGGTCTGGGTTAAACTCTTGTATAAAGTTAACGTCTTTTTGTAAAAGGAAAACACTAGAGCCACTATTGGATAGTGATAAAGAGAAAGTAGCCATATAATCAGACGGCTTTTGTAGAAATTTATTTCCACTAGTTGCAGCACCCTCTACATTTTTTCTAAAATAGTCAAGGTCTACTGTTTTAAATATTCGTTCTTCTGCGTTCTTAATGAAAAAAGGTATTTCAGCTACAAAAGTGGACTCGTCGTTTTCAGTCCAGTCTTGTATAGATTGTGTCAAAGTAGTTAATGTGAAACTCATGATGTGCTAACCTCTACTGTTCCTACAGAAGCTGTTATACTAAAAGTGGTAAGCTCTGCTCCTAGTAACCCTAACCCTACGTTAGTGTAGATAATAAACCTCTTATTATCATCTAGTTCTTGTGGTCTAGCTTGATGTAAACCTTGTGGTTCAAAAGGAGGTTTTCTTGGTGTAAGTTGTGGGTGCTTGGCTTCATATTCTGATCTATGAACTAGATTGCCATTCCATTCTTTAATCCGCTCTCTGTATGGGAAAGCGAAGCCAGACCTATCGGATATAAACTTTGATTTTTTACCGAGGGCAAATCTACTCATACGAAACCATAATATGTAGCACTAGGGGTTAATGTTAAACTAGACCTATCTCTGTCTTCAGCAGAAGCTCTTTCAAACTCTTCTTCGTACATAGCTTTTAAAAGTTGTACTCTGTCTGGGGCTTTTTTCAAAGAAAGATAATAGGCAAGTCCTGCTGTAAGACATGGGTAAAACCTAAAAGGTATGTCTACGGTGTCTTTCGCGGTGTCTGCATCTTGTATTCTAGTTAAAGCATCGTATACAAAAACATCAGTACTGTTCTCTGGAGTAGCCCATAATTTAAGCTTTGGTGTTATTTGTCTGTCTAAGAAGTATTGACTTGGTCTTCCAGTTGTAGCTTTAGTAGGGATATTTATGTAAGCATCTCTACTTATTCTACTTAAAGAAAAATCAGTGCTACCTCTTCTTATTACGGCATTTAACACATCTACTAAATCTGTGTCCAGATCATACTCCGCTGTTCCAGAAACAAGTGCTTTTGTTCTTTGCTCTATTGTCCATTGGTTCAATCCTCTATTCGCCCAATCTGCAAACAGTATGTTCATAGATCTTTTTGCCGTTCTTAAATCATACCCAGTTCTAACTTCCAAGCCACAACGCTCAAAAGCTTCCTCAATATATTCGGCAACATCTAGTTCAAAATTAGTAGAGGATGAAGTTGTCATTAACTATAAGGACCTTTTATTACTTTAGAAGCTGAACCACCACCAGACATTTTTTTCTTACCAGTCATACCACCCATAGCATAACTTTTCTTTTTCATAGCACCACCGCCCATCATTGTTTCTTTCTTGGGAGCACCACCCATAGCATAGCTTTTCTTTTTCATCATTCTTTTGTTTCCTTATATAGATTGTTAAAAGTTACATCGGGATCCATATACTGTTCATGTTCCTCTGCATTATGAGTCCACTGACTCGGTTTAAAATCGGGAGCACCTTCACCAGTCTCCCATAAAGCAGGTGAGGTAACTCTCACTCTGTTATTTGGTAACGCAACAATATTACCAGTCCAGTTATCAGCTTTTAACAGTTGTATCACATGACTCTGCTTATGTTGAGCTGGATCATCCGCTAAATCTGACTCGCTGTAATCTATTGTAAATAAATATTTCCCGATATGCAACTTATTATCTATTTTACATACCCATGGACTCACACTTACATAGTCTAGCTTGATTACACTATGGTGATGAGAGCTACAATCCCACGGTTGTGCAAATCGTGGGTGCATTATATCTGGCATCGTTTCCAAAGGTATATCCGCAACTAATGCCGTCAAGGGCATTCTTGCCCACATCGCTCCACCATGTATATTTGTGTCATCAGTACCATCTGCTTCACAACCAGTAAAAACAACTTGAAAGCCAAGCGTTCTATCAGGCATAGTCGTTACTGCAAAAGCATGAGCATGTATAAACTCACCTCGGTACTTTTCATGATTATGTGTAAATTCTTTGCGTACCCAACATTTAAAAAAAGGTATGTTGCTAATTAAATAAGACATTTAAGCTTTCTTTTTTGTAGTAGGCTTCTTTTTACTTTTATCAAAAATGTGAGCATCTACAGCTTTTGCTTTGCCCCCAGTCAAAACAGAGTTTACTCTTGCCATAGCCCATTGATTAGGTGTAGTTCCAGGACGATGTCCAGTCTTATAAGCCGCGAGACCTTTATTATAGACTTGTCTTAGTTGTCCTGCTGTAACTTTTTTACCTTTAGCTCTAGCCTTCTTAGCTTTTTCTGCTAGTGTTTTACTTACGTTTGACATTCTTTTTCCCCTTATTTTTAGTAGCCCCTTTAATAATATCACCACGAGTTATCTTGTTATAAGGTGGTGTTAATGAAGCTAACTTTTTCTGCTTAGGCGATAATTTCTTTGTCATTTCTTTTTCCCTCCAAACATTTTTCTAAATTTCTTAGTGTAAACTGATTCTTTTGTTTTGATGCGTTTGCCTTTTTTATCAAAATCTGTACTAAATTTATAAGCGGAAGGGTCGTTATCTGCTTTAGGGGCGTTTCGCTTTATTTCTTTTTTACGTTTCACTTTGTTGGCAGGAGATAAACCTTTTAAATACTTAGGGGGTATCTTTTTCTTAGTCTTCTTTTTAGCAGGAGGAGTACTTATTTGTTTGCTCATTTGACCCCTTGTCATAGCCATTTAAACATCTCCGGAACAAAAGCTGATGCTATAATAAGAATACCTAAACCCCATAGCTTAGTATCAAATTTATCTAATTGTTGTTCTATTCTTTTGTATCGGTCAGCACACTCTGATTCATGCTTTTCTAATAGTTTTAAAACTTCATCTGCTTTCATTACCAAGCCTTACAAGACCAATACCTAGCACTAAATTTATCTTTAGCCGTAGCACATTTATGCCGTGCATGGAAAGATTTCCTTCGTCCTGGCTGATCTTTTTTAATAGTCATGTTTGGATCACCAAACCTAACAAGTTTTATTTCAGTTCCTTTTTTCGCTAAAACAGCTGATTTTTTAGGACCTCCGGGAGTTCTCTTGGGTTTATTAAATCCAGGAAAACTTTCCCCCCTATACGTTATTCTGCCTGAGGGTGTTCTTTTTACATCCTTAGCACTAGCCATTATGACAAGAACACCGTAATAGAGTCTACAGCGGTCAAAGTAGTACATACTGGATTGGTACTACATCTTATACCTTCATCTGGTACATAGATAGAATCTGTTTGTCCAGTAGTAGAAGTTATATCTAAAACAGTAGCTCCGCTCGCACCATCTTTAATAATAAAAGCAGGATTGCCTGAAGCGTTTGTTTTTATGTAAACACCTCTTATCCTAGCAGGACCACCAAAAAAGGCTCCCGTTGCAGTTCTCGTAACAGCTTTAATATCTGATCCAGCCATTTAAGTCTCCTTTTTTAGGATGAGGTGTTACCCTCATCCAGTTAAATTAAGATGCTACGTCATAACCAAGAATTGTTATAACTAATCTTCCTGCAGTATAGTCAGCATTAGTCGCGTCTCCAGATACAAGATATAAATACTGATCAGCAACTATTGTTCCTCCAGCCGTTCTTGTTCCTACTGAAGCATCGCCACCATTTATTATTATTGTTTCAGTTAAATCACCAATGGCACTATCTTCTACCCCAGTTGCTTCTGTAGCTGAGTATAGATCAATATCAGGATCACCTCCTGCAGGAGTTTCAAAACACTCCATAGTAACACCGAAAACCACTCCAGTATTTGCAGTCGTGACTCTGCCTATGTAAGCAACTCCACTTCCAGCTTTACCAATAATGTCATTAGCACCACTTGATGCTAATCCAGTTAAATCTATCATAATGGTAGTTTTAACTAAATTTACATTTGTAGTTGTGTCACTTTTAAATCTTTCTACTTGTGTTATGTAGGTTTCTGCTGTGCCTTCTATTCCAGCTCCAGCTAAAGCCTCAGTAGCCATTTTATTTCCACTGGTTATGGTAATTGCACCAGTAGTTGCATTTTTTGATATGGTTTCAAAACCATTTTCTGATCGGACGGGACCGTTAAAAGTTGTATTAGCCATTTAAATCTCCTTGTCGTGGCAAATGTCAGTTACATTATTGTAACTGTCAAGGTATATAAAACTATAACATAAAAAAAGAGCGACTGTAAAGTCGCTCTTTTAATCTTTAAGGGGATCCTTAAATTAGGCTCCTGGAGAACCAAATACACAACGAGGATCTGATACGCCAAAGCTGTATCTTTCTCTCGCTTTATATCTAACATTTCCAGTATCAAAGTCACCTTCCATGGAAGTTGCAATCGCCGCTCTTTCAAAATGCTTGAAGCCGTTTGGTGAGTCGGTTTTAATGAAAAAGGCGTCTGTATCTGTAAGGAAGTGGTTTACCACATATCCCTCAGGTAACATACCCATGTTTCTGACTGCGTTAATGTCATTGTCTGCTGTTGCTGGACGTAAGTTACTTGCCATTAATCTTTCAGCTACAAACTGTAAGTTTACTGGAATAATTAACTTCTTACCCATTAGTGCAATCT